CGTAGATGTATACGCCGTATGCCGTGATTTGTTAGATGAAAGAGTTGTACAAAATTTGAATTGTACGCCAGTTATAAAGGACTACTATGAAAATTAAAAGAAGCTATGAATTATTGTTAATTTGTGGTTTAACGCTTTGCCTGGTATGGATGGCAGCGGTAATTTTAACTTTATAGCTCAGTATAAGAGCATTATAAAACCCACGTCTGCCGGTACGTGGTGAACTTACACCGGCCTTATTAAGGAGAAATTATGACATATACACAACTACAGGCAGAAGCAAAGAAGATTGTTAATGACTTTGCTTGTGATACACAGGATAAAACTGAAGCTAGGGATTTAATTGATCTCTATGAAAGCATTGTTAAGCTGGCAATCGATCACAGCGAAGATATCGAAGAAATTCACGTTAAAGGTGCATCATGACAGAAAAAACACATTACAGAAAAGCTTTTAATTCACCTTACCTTTCTAGCGCTGACATTGTTGAGCCAACGGTATTAACAATTAAAAAAGTCACCCTGGAAGCAGATAAGACGAAAAAAACAAAAGACTTGTTTAATACCGCTTATTTTGCTGAAAAAGAAATAAGAAAAGGCGAAATGTTGAAGCCAATGATTTTAAATGCTTCAAATTCACGCGTTATGAAACAGTTAACTGGCTCCCCTTTTATTGAGGATTGGCAAAATATAAAAATCACTGTTTATGTTGATCATAATGTGCGATTTGGGCGTGATCTAGTTGATGGTTTGCGTATTAGTACGGAAATCCAAAATGCCAGAAGTACATTAAAACGCGATACTAAGCAATGGGAAAACGCGATTGTAGCTGTTAAACGTGACGGAAATTTAAACAAGGTTAAATCAAGAGTTGATATCACACCAGAAGATGAATCATTTTTAATGAGGCTTATTGATAATGATTTTTCATGATGTCGAACAAAATACGGATGAATGGCTTGATCTTAGATCGGGAAAACTTACTGGATCAGCAATATCAAAAGTAATGGCAAATTATAGCAAACCGTTTGGCGAACCAGCTAAAAAATTAGCTGCGAATATCGCTGTTGAGCAGCTAACAGGCCATAGATTAATGAATGAATCATTCTCTAATGTGCATATGGAAAGAGGCCATAAACAAGAGCCTATAGCTCGTATGCTATACGAGCAGGAAAACTTTGTTGATGTTAGTAATGGTGGGTTTTTTGATTGCGGTTTTACTGCCTGTTCTCCAGATGGTTTAGTTGATTCAGATGGTGTTATCGAAATTAAATCCGTTGTTGCATCTGTCCATTATGCAAGCATAAAAAGAAACAATATTGATCCGTCTTACAAGTGGCAAATCTTTTTTAATTTAAAAGAAACGCAAAGAAACTGGATTGATTTTATTTCATATTGCGCTGACTTCCCATTAAATAAAAGACTGTTTGTTTATCGGGTTTATGCCAGTCAGATTGAAGAAGAATTTTCTATGTTGTCAGCCAGGATTGCAGAATTTAAAGCGCTTGTTGATGATATAAAAAAAAATATAAATAAATAATTTTAAGGTAAAAATAATGTCAGGAATAAATTTACACACTCTATTAGGCAATGTTGGAAAAATAGAAACTCGCTACAGTAAAGACGGTAAAGCAATTGTTAATTTGTCTATAGCGACATCTGAAAAATGGAAAGATTCGACAGGACAAAAACAAGAGAAAACCGATTGGACAAATGTAGTTGTTTTTGGAAAGCCTGCTGAAATTATTAGCCAGTACGTGAATAAAGGCGATAAGCTTTTTGTGCAGGGTAAAGTCGTTACTCGTAAATACCAGGACTCAACAGGACAGGACAGATACGCAACAGAAACCGTTGTCGATGGGTTTAACGGTAAATTTGAGTTGTTAGGCAGTAACAACAGCCAACAGTCACAACAACCAACACAACAGCAACAAGCGCCACAGCAGCCACCTATTGATGATTTCGATCAAGATATTCCATTTTAAGGAATTAAGATGACTTGCCACAATGACATAGAATTTGAATTTGAGCTAGACAAGCAATTATTCTGCAAACTCTCAGAAGCAGATCAATTACTTGTCATTCAATCGCTGTCAGAAAAAGAAAAATGGCAGCACCTGGGATTAATTAGCATGAAAGATGGAAAGGCTATCTGGAATGATCAAAAGAAAAAAGATTAATCGACATTGGCATTATTTATTAACGCTAAGAAACGAAAAAGGCCAGCTAATCTACAACGAATATTATTCACTGGCTGAGCTGGCTGAAATGCCAGAATGTTTTATCAGAAAAAGTACACTCGCCGCCAGACTTGGAAATTACACCAGATGGACATTAATAGAGGCAATGCAAACGCCAGAAAACAACGGCGCAAGCATGGTTGATTTAAATGAAGTATTACGGATTATGCCTGCTGGCAGTTTAGCGAAAACAGTGCGATGAATTGCAAACCCATTAAAAAGAAAAAGATTAAACAGGCTGACATGACGCTGAAACGGAAGCTGGCCGAATTAAATTGGTATGTTGATCGGTATTTACGGAGGTGTGAGAAAATGAAACACGGTGAAATTATAAATCAAAACGTTGAGAAAACTACCGCTGTCTTTGATGGTTGCTTGCAAAACGGTGAAGCAGTCAGCACAAAATATACAGATAGTGAAGCAACTGTAACAGAGCAATACTGCAAATATTGTAATGAGATTGTCAGCAATAAAGGTAATTGGCTTATTGGTAGTATTCAATGCTCAAAATGTGGGAATAAATGGTGATCAGTAAAGAATTGCAAGACTATGAAAAGCTACAGTTTTACATAGATAAAATTAAAGCACTGGAAGAAGAAAATAAAAAGATTTTAAATTCATCAGTTGAAATGCTTATGACTCCGTGTGAAAAACACCACCAAGAAATGATTGAATTACCACTCGATGAAATCTTTAACCCGTGCGGACTTTGCTTTAATGAGTTAAAAGAAGAAAACCAGCGGTTGAAAGCGCAGATTGAAAGCCTGCGTGATGTGCCACAGAACAAGAGGAAAGAATAATGGAACCGATAGTAATTAAAGAAAAAGAACTAATTGATTTGGCTATTGATTGCGGTATTGCTCATAAATCTGAAAGTAAGCTTGTTGAAGTTTGGAGTAGAGGCTTTATCCGAACTAAAACTTTTATGAAAAAAATGAAAAAGCTTAAACGAATTCGGTCTGAATTTTGGAATAAAGCAAGTGAAATATATCCTGAAATTGACATTGCTAAAAACACCTATGAAATATCAACTTACGGGCTTGAGAAAATTATAATTTCACAAATAGAACCGCCGGAGTGTGAGAAATGAAACTAAGTGAAAGACTGCTTAATTATCAGTTAATAAAAGATGTTAATTCAAACGATAGGTTTTTTAGAATTGGCTCAACTGAATTACTTCATGTTGTTATAGAGTTGGAAGAAGAAAACCAGCAATTACGTGACAAGATTGAGAAAATGAGGAATTGCCAGAATTGCAAATATTATACATCAGCAATGTGCGCCACGTGTAAACATGCTTTCCCAGAAAATAGAATTAGTCATTGGAAATTAAAGAATGACTAAACTCAAAGAAATATCACTATTAATTTTTGAGACAACATTTATTTTATTTATTATGCTGCTTGAAAAAGGAATCAGGGTGATCAATAAAGATTATGCGATAATGTTGAGAGGGTTTGATTGATGTCTTATGTCAGTAAAATATAAAACAATTCGTCAATTTTCAGTTGAATCTGGGTACACAGAGGATGCAATTCGATCTAAAATCAGCAAGGGTATCTGGGTTGAGGGGGTTGTCTGGGTCAAAGCACCGGATAATCGACAGCTAATTAGTGTGGATGGGTATAATCAATGGGTGGAAAGTATGATGGAGTCAGGGCTGCCTCAAAGTCGAGCATTGAGATCGATTTCTACTACCATGGCAAAAGATGCCGGGAACGCATCAAACTTAAGCCCACAGCCACTAACTTAAAACGCGCTGAGCGCCACAGAGCCGCCATTTTAGACGCAATCTACAGCGGTACATTCGACTATAACACCACCTTTCCAAACAGCAAAAACAAGCCCACATCGACCCGAATCACCGCTCAGGAACATTTATTAGCCTTTCATCTGGCTAACTGGTTAAGAAATATCAAAAAGCATATTGCCGCAAGCACTTTCGATGACTACCGTAAAACTGTCAATAATATTCTCATTCCTGAATTTGGCGATATTGCCATTCAGGACTTCAGAAAATCCCATGTAAAAGACTGGGGAAAGGACAAAACCTGCTCAAACAAACGCTTCAGCAATATACTTTCCCCGCTGCGCTCGGTACTGGATGAGGCGGTTGATAATGAAATTCTGGAAGTAAATCCATTGGCTGGTTGGCAGTACACCCACAAAGAGCCACCCAAAAAGAGCAAAATCGACCCATTTTCACAGAAAGAGATGCAGGCTATTTTTGCAGCAACTACCGGGCAAGGCAAAAACGTACTACAGTTTCTATTCTGGACAGGTTTAAGAACTTCAGAAATGGTTGCGTTAAACTGGGAGGATGTTGACCTGGTGAATGACTTGATATTAATCAATAAAGCCATGACCAAGAAAACGAAAACCCCTGAGAAAACAAAAACTGAATCTGGCAATAGGGAAATTAAACTTTTACCACCAGCAAAACAGGCTTTAATCGCCCAGAAACAACACACCTATCTGAAAAATGAAGAAGTATTCCAGAATCCACGGCATTTAGAGCGATGGACGGGCGACCAGGCGATTCGGAAAACTTTATGGACACCCGCACTGAAAAAGGCTGGAGTCAGATATAGAAACCCGTACCAGACCAGACATACCTACGCTTCAATGATGCTGTCAGCCGGTGAATCACCAATGTGGGTAAAAACGCAGATGGGTCATTCAGACTTGAAAATGATATTTCAGACTTATGGAAAATGGATACCGGACGCTGACCCCGATGCAGGGTCAAAAGCAGTTAAAATCTTCACTCAAAAAAGCTGACCAAATGTTGACTGTCTGGAGACAAAAAGAGACGAATACAGACAACTTTTAGTCAATTTATAATTTTAAGTGATTGATTTTATTAGTAATTTGGTGGAGATGGCGGGAGTCGAAAACGCGGTATAATGTTGTGGCACAACAACTTATCACATCACCAACGAACAAAAACACACCAGCAAAAAGCATGCCTTATCTATATTCTCCGTTAGCTATCATGCTTGCAACCATCTCTTTTAATACCCACTCTCCCCAAATATTCATCGCATAATTTGCTGCTACGCAAACTAATCGGCAATTGTCTATTCGATAATCATCTTCTGAGGAAATTCTATCAATGGATGGCATGAATGGCGACATTCTATATTTTGTATGCGCTACCGTCTCATGAAATGGGATTCCGGTCACATCACACTTGTAATCCTGTCTTTCAAACATATTGCAAACATCTGAATCAATTAAATTAAACGCAAATCCTCTGGCTTTTGCATTGCGCCTTGTTCTTTTAAGCATGTTAGATATATATGTTCCATCTGGGGTAAATAGCCTCATCCCTCTTTCATTAATGCTCGATCCAGACCTGATTTTTATAGCGACAGCCATTGCTGCATCAAGATTTCTTGTTCTGGTAGTTTTTCTAACTCTTTTTCCTGATGACGTATAGAAGTCGTAAGAGAAAACCCCATTCACTGGATCGCTGTCATGTCTGCGCAGACTTCCACCACCTGGGACTTTATAAGATTTCTGACTCATTATGAATAACCTATGTGGTTAAATTATATTATAATTATAACACAATTATTGACCAAATGTAGACTATTTGTTTAACTCCCGTAATGGGAGTCAAACCGGCGTCCAATAAATGACCGCCCACCAGGTTATTAAATTCTACGCCTGGTTATTTAAGCAGGCTGCTCAACTTTTTCGGCAAGCGCTTCAATATATCGGCTTATATCGTGGTCTTTGAGTCCATCGAGGCCCCACTTGCCAAAGTCTTCAATTCTGCCCTGCACTCTATCCAGGAACCGCCGCCAGTTTTGGTAATTGGTTGAAAGCTCACCCTTTGAATTGATATAAATAAATTTCCCGACATGGACAAAATTCATAGCCCTGGGCGGAACACGGGTGACTGTGTCATTGTTGTTCACTATTCGATACGTCATTGGCCCCAGTAATCGTTCATAGTTACCAGCAAAGCAATTGCCTCCCATACGAGGCTGTCCGTAATTATAAACGGCTTCAGCTTCAACGCCTGACAGTCTTAATACCACGGCAAAAATACCGGCCAAAGCGGCTCCCTGGCTGTGACCTGTGATAAAGATAGGCTTTTCATAATTCAAATGATGTTTGATGGTGAAGTTGACCTCATTTACCCCGATACTGAACCCTGAATGGACTAACCCATAAGTATGCTCAATCATTCGGAACCTGAGATTGGTCACCCAGTCATTAACATTATCAGTACCGCGAAACACGACCACACTGTATTTATCGTGTTCAGCGATAAAGCACTGGATGTCACCTTTTGAGATGAAATAACTTTTATAGCCGTTTTGAAATAGTTTTTTATTGATAACCTTTTCTTTTTTATAGGCCAGCTTTGATAAGAGTGCAAGCTCATAAGTATTGTGTCTGCTGAATTTCGGGGTGATTTCAAGCGGCTGCATGGCGTTTGCTCCTTGGGTCCCATTCAATATGGATGTGTGTCGATTCGAGGATCACGCCATATTCATCACCTAAA